TGTATCCAATATCAAGTAGCTTCTGCTTAACAGCATTGATAGGTTCTGCTTTCTCATGCGTTGGTTGCAATTTGATCCATTCCGACATGGATTCAGCAGGTGCATAACCAACACCGCAGGCTTCCTTGACCATGGTGTCGAAGCCAACAGCGCCAACCTTGATGACAAGCTTAGTTGCTCGCTCACGAATGGCAGACGATCGGTTCTTCATCTCATGAAGGAACCACTGGTAACCAATGAGCGGAGAGATCAGGTGTGCTAGGGAGTAACCACCCTGTCCACGCTCAACATATGCTGTGGCCTGAGCGGCGTTTTTGTCCTGTGGAAAACCTTGAGATCCATTGGTATCACTGGCAAAAGCAGCGGCGTCAAGCCATTTGTTGATCGGCTTGGTGTCCTTGTGATCTCGTGTCGCCAGGCAGAGCTGGCTCTTGCTGACATACGCATGACCGTTCAGCTCATACGCTTTGATTTTCTCAAGTCCAGGGATGGTGAACTCGGATGCAATTTGAAAGTTCATTAACAGAAAAAGTATGTAGATTCAATCACCGACTCTGGTTTCAGATCATCGATAATCGGCGGTTTAGTTTCAGCACCTATTTGTTCAGCCCACTCTTCCAAGTAGGAACGTTCAGCGAAGAGGTGCATGTATACCTCGCGAACGATGGATGATAGAGAAGGCATGTCAGTAGCACGACATAGAACCGAATCATGTATGAGGGATATCGGTGCATCGAAGCGCAATGCAGATAGGTGAAGTAGAGATGCATCAAGCGAGTGGATTAAGTTAGGAGCAGTAGCGTTCTTGTGGTGGTTTATATCCACCTTGTCGCTGTCTTCTGTTGCTACACGTATGTCAACCTTTCCTAGTAGCTGCAGCTGTACACGCTCAAACAATTTCTTGTTCAACTTCTGTGTGACAACAAAGCCTGATGGTGTTACCCACTCAAGCTCTGTTGCTCCTCTCTTGATAGCCTTCGCTACCTCACTCTCTATCCATTTCATTGCAGCCATAGGACCAGGTACAACCCGATCCATGGCATCTCTGACAGCCTTCACAGTTGCAGTTAAGTCATCCTTATCAACCTCTACACCCTTCTCCTTTAGTGCATCACGAATGTATCCACGGTTGGAGTGAGGCTTTGCGTTGTAAGGGACAGTCATCACGACACGCTTAACTGTCTTTCTGTCCATGTAAGGCTGAATGCTTACTGGGACATGTGGACAGGCGTGATTGGCGACGACGGCGTATGCGTCCTGTGGCCGACTGGACGGCAGGACATTGACGAGTCTCGCAGTGCTTGCGTCACGGCAGAGTCCGGCAAGGATTTGTAACCCTGAGCAGGTAGCGTCAACCGCAATTGGCAGGCTAGTAAAAGTTCGATCACAAGTAATTACACAGTGGTGGTATTCATCACACGCAGCAAGGAATTGCCACGGTTCTTCTACACCTTCCCAAAGATGTAGGTTTCCAATAGGGTCTAGTGCGACAGCAGATATCACCTCATCGTTCTCAGCTACCCACTGCATACGTTCATGCATAGGTGCTTTATCTAGACCGTAGCTAGTAGCTACCTGGAAAGCTAACCACTCTTCAGCTTCAGGTGTCATGTATGACTCCTCACTGAACTTCAACAATGACTTGCCAAAGTCAGTATCTTGAGGAGTTAAGAAAGCAGGGATTGGATAAGCTCTTCCGCGATAGTCAAAAGACCAAGGAATGAAGAACTCTTTCTTATCCTTGAATAACTTAGCTGCTTCCATTGTCATGCGTGTTCGACATGACTTCTTAAATGATGCCGCATTGAGGTTCATTACCTCTGCTGCTCTCCTCCTGTAGTCTTTGCGTGATTCTTTGTTCTCTGCAATATCTACAGGCTTAGGTGGAAGTGGATGTTCCACGATAGGGATGAACTTACCAACCTCATATCCACGCTCAAACAGTTGCTCAGCAACCATGATTATGAACGAGTTGATAGAATAACCTACCTTCTGAATCTTGTTAAGAAACTGGTAAGGTATCTCTCCCTGTATAGATCCCTGACCGCGTCGAACCATGTCATGACCACGCATTACCTCATTCAAGAGATAACCACCTTGCCGACCTTCTGACCAATCGTTTGGCTCGATCAACATGGGATAAGCAATCGGACTGAACAGCTCAGCTGTTGCCATCACCTCGTCCTTGATAGCCATGAACTCAGGCGTAGGTACTACACGTTGATCCTTCTTTCCGTACTGGTATGTGTACTCTTTTGTGAACCAACCGCTTGACTCCATGATGCAATCAAGCAACCAACCACCAAGCTTTACCCTTTCAGGAGCATTCCATCTTGTCCACTGAGGTACATCATAACGCTGAATAAGCGTGCGAATGATCACAAACTTCTGGTGTGTACCAGTGGTGTTGTGCCAATAGTTCTTTTTAATTGTCTCTAACAAACCAGGACAGACATTTTCATAATGCTGCATCTGTGCCTCTTGTTCGACAGCAGTGCCGATTGATTCGCATACTGTGACAAGTTTGTTGGCTTTATCTCTGTAGCTGAACACCTTGTCGAAGGTGATCTTCAATGCAATAGCAGCAGCTGCACCTGGCTCAATGGGATCTAGAAACTGATGGATCTCTTTGAATGATTTACCAATACATCCCTCTCGGATACGCTTGTTGGTGTCTTCAATACGTTTGGTAACAAGAGGCAGAAGAGTAGAAATACTGCTGCACCCATATACGCTAGCGGATGCATATGACTTATCTTCGAGATCTCTTGTGTTCTTGCGTAGACGCTCAAGTCCGAGTCGGATTGCATCTCTTTCAAATTGAACTTGTTCATGTATTTGTGCAGGTGTTGCCAATAAGAATTCCTCGCTAGAACCGGTTATTAGAACTATACGTTAGCGAACAGGTTGGTATGACTGACGCGGAAGGTATTTATCCTCCTGGTATACGTCAGCGTTCAGATTTCTCGCTTGAACCTGAAACTAGCGCGTCTACCGATTCCGCCACATCCGCATTGGATTTTTCGCGATTGAGACTCAGTGAGAATCCCGTCGCGAAGTGACCGAATCAGTGTACAACGCTACCCGTTAGTCGCGCTCAGATAGCAGCCATCGCGTCCGTGAGTGCTGCATCTGTAGCCTTTGCATATCGTAATGTTGTCTCGACACGCTTGTGCCCGCACAGAGCCATGATAGATCTGATTGGGACGCCAGCTTCAGCGAGCCATGTTGCGTAACTGTGTCGTAGTGTGTGGAAGACATAGTTTTCATCCTTGGGTAGTAGTTTGTTTACCTTTTTGAAAGCACGCCCTAGTTGATCCTTATCTCGCCATTCATCACCGAACAGGCGTACATCTACGCGCGATGATTGTGAACAACGAGTTGTAACTAGGTCCATGATATTTTCATGAATTGGAATGACTCGCCAGTTCTTAGCCTTTGTCAATTGTGTGGGTACACCACCGACATGGATCTTGTTACTCACAAGGTCAATGTCTTTCTTTCTGATCTTTAAAATCTCACCTTGCCTCATGCCTGTATAGGCAGCAAACAGGATGATGTCCCTGAGATCCTCACGCATGAATACATCAGTGGACAAGAGACACAATTTGTCTACCTCATCCTTGGTGTACCACAACACTCGACCTTCTGATTCCTTGCGTCGTCTGAATTTAGGTGCTGACTTCAACAATCCATCAAATGCACAATGATTGAGCACCGTCGAGACTGCCGAGACAATTCTGTTGATAGTTGCATCAGACTTACCCTCATCCTCAAGCTCAATACAAACTTCATTCATAATTGGTTGAGTGATCTTCCTTACAGGGAAGGATGAACCACGCAGCCTAGTGAAGTGATTGCAATTGGTCATTGCAGTCTTAGCACCGCTCCCATGTCTCCATGAGTGGCGTGTCTTGAATGTGTAGTGCATGGCTTGTTGCCATGTTCTGATGTCATCCATAGATGGTGGATTTAATGAGGTGGACAAGTTGCTCACCTTTAGGTGTCAGCCTGCACATCTGCCTACGTGCATTGCCTGGATCGGTGTACTTATCAATAAGACCAAGACCCTTGGTGATGACACCTTTACGTCCATAGCCGTCATTAAGTAAGTCAATCATCCGAGAACAACTAGCAGTAGTCAGGTTCTGATCCTCTTCTATCGCTTGTTTATGGCACGGGTTGTGTGAGGCGACATATAGGAGGACAGTCACTGCTTGTGCAGGTATCTCCCTGTGCATGAGGCGCAGGGTTTCCCAACCAGTGAGCAGGAGGTTAAGCCTGCTATCTGTCTCCAGTCTTTTGAGCGGATCCATGAAGTAAGCTTACCTCCACGACTATCATACCGCAGTGGACATGCAAGTTAAAGTAGCGATTCTTACAAGTTCTTGATATCCAAATGTCAAATCTGGAAACGTCGTTGAATCCAAAGTAGAAATCCATTGCTCCATCAGATCGTCACCAGTCTGTCCAGTCTGATACTGCACGACAGTATCGTGCGATACAGGATCACCATATGCAAGAAGATTGCTGTACTCCTCTTGCGTCAACTGTTCAATCATCATCTGTGTCATCTTTAAGTTTGATTAGGTGTACGGATTCGTGATTCACTACGGTGACTTCATGCTCACCATCGAGCACGTAATTAAGAAGTCGTCTTTGTGCAGCATGAGCACGCTGATACACATGCTCAGTAACTTCTCCTGTGTCCTTGCGTTGCGCTCGGATGATGCACTCAACTGATGCAGGCATCTCCCACTGACACAAGCGCCATGCATAAAACTCTTCGAAAGTTATAGGCTCAAAAGCTTCATCAGGTGCTGATGCAATAGCATCAAAATTATTTGGGTAATACTTACCACTCATCACACATCCTCACATCCGTTAGTGTACAATTACGCTGGCTGGATAGCTCCAGTGCTTGCCATGCGGCACGTTGAACATCAGGAGCTAGAACATACTCAACACGTACATTCCCAACGTTATCTTTCATTCTGACTTCATATTCGTCATACCTCTGTTTTCCGAGCAATGCCATACTTTCGCTTGAATAATTGTTGATTCAGGTGTCCCTGTGGTGATGATTGTGAACACTAATTGATACGTGTCCACGAATTATCGCTGTTTGCATTGTATACATAGCCATCATCATCTACCTTAAAGATACACTCCCACCTACCAATAGGTAGGCTACATTGTGCACCAAGCAACGATGAATTGTAGACATACAAAATGCGATGATAACTATCTGCGTCCTTGAAGCAATACTTCATCGTTTATAATAACGTGAGCTGATACGATTCGCACGTTGATAGATAACAGCCGTGCTAAATAGACCTACCATCCCTACAATTGCAAGGATGATAGTTGATTCATTCCAGATCATTAATCAAACCTCACGGCAATCAACATATGCGTGCGGATAACGCACCTCTGAGTAGAACTCATACGCCTTAATCATTGCGTCCCTGTCATTGACAAAGTATCCCAATGATTGTTCTTCTCCGTCATCAAGTAGACGGTACACTTGATACGTGATTGTCATCAGATAACCTCCGAAGATGTGTACTCCATGTAGTCATCTACATCCGTGTAATACGGAGTACTACACAGTTGTTGGTAGATCGAGATACGATCATTCCAATTGTCTAGTTCTTGTGGTCCATATGTAAGAGACCAGTTGATAGGATCAAGCAAATCTTGCATCATGCGAACACCTCCATGTGTGGGAATGTGCGACCTTGATGTACACGAGAGACGGTGATCGTGTCACCGCCTGTCTCTACACTCCAATCAAAAGCAGCATCAACTGCTTCTTCTTCTGAGGTGAACCACTCCTCGTCAGGTCCATGTGAAATAACAAACATAATCAATAATCAAACCTCAGTAATACGAGCAGCTTCAATCTCAAGGTATGCCCAGCAAGCCCACTCCTTGTATTGTTGAACAGTGTCGAATTGACGATCGATCATCACATCATGCATGGTGTATCCGATGTCATCGAGCAGGTTCTCAATCTCGTCCTCGTACTTGTTGAACATGTCACACAAGTCAGACGAATAGGTGAAGCCATGCACACCAGTGTTAGCACCGTGTCGTGCTATGTCCTTGAGTTCGTCAAGCTCGAACTCTTCACCCAAGATGGTGTGTGTAGGTGTTTGTGTAATTGTCATGTGAAAGAAAGTAGGTGGACAATTTGTACACTTAGGTACAAGTGCTGGCGAGGGAATCGCACCCTCGCACCGAGCTATGACTCAGGCAGCAAAAACTTCGGAGTAGTGACCAGTACGAGCACACTTGCTATCGACAAACAAAAGTGCATCGTTGATCCAACGACCCAGACTGATGTTGTCGTTGACAATCAGGTTGATGAGAGCACGGCGGCTAACACCTTCATACTGATAGATACTACCGTTCTTGTAATACACAGTTGCAGTTGCATTAGCAACGTTGGCAATGATGTAATCAGCACAGTCGGAATAACCGTGACGAAGAACTTGGTTGTTGAAGAATTTGTTGAACATAAAAAGTGAAAAAGTGTAAACAACTTGCGTCCTTGTTGACGCAATTGGGTAGCTAGGCGTTGCACCTAGCAGTGAGCTTTTACTCAATACCCGAGCCAGTTGAGGATGGCCTCGCCGTTGAACATGGACTGATTGAAGGGAAGAGATTCAGCGAAGTCTGCAAGGTCTGAGCCGTGCTCTTCGAAGATCTGCTCAATAGCCCATTCAGGTGCGTTGCCTTCAGCGTCACATGTGGAGAGGAAGGATTCTTCGTAGGTCATGAAAAAAGGTGCAAAGAAATGCGTCCTTGGTGACGCAATACCTATGTGTACAAGTCGAAGTACATTCACAGCGGGCTGTGCATAGGTTGCCATGATCTGTCTAGGCTGTGGCTCGCCATCCACCTTTGGTGGTACTGCGGTTGTCGTGAATGTATCCAACCAAGCAATGCTTGGAAGCTCAATCGCCGAGCAAGGGAACGTCAGTGACGCAGTCTGTCAAGTTGTCTAGGTGCTCCACTGTATAGCCTAGTGGACAGCTGTGAATGAGTTGAAATGCTTATCTTGGTGGCTCAGTGCCAATACAAGACTCAGCTATGAAGTTGTAGGTTTGAGGGTCTCATGTCTTCTGGTTGAAGTTTCGAGACTCTCCTCACCCTTTACAGGGAGAGTCGAGATACTCTCAACATCAAAGAAGACTATGGATCTACTATAGCCCAGTGGACAGGTCAAGCCACTGAGCATTTGTACTCAACTTGCTGCTGATGTGGCCTGATCTGTTGGTATGACTGAGTGATTAGTGTTGCTTATGTTGATTGATAAGATATACTGATCGCCGACAGATGGTGAGGCTAGGATGAAGCCGCAGCCTGGCTTGGTGTTGCCCTGTTGCGGCCGGATACCTAGTGCTTTCGCCTAGATTGCACATCTAGCGCGCGATTTGACCCACCCCCCTGGGGGTAACGCGGTCCCTGTAGCTACGATAATAGGGTTCAGAGATTTTTGTCATTTTTTATAGCCTAATCGTGCCAATTTACGCTGCTGATCAAGCTTATGCAGCTCTTCAACAGTCAAAACTGGACAACGATTAAGCACTACAGCCTGTTTAAAGCGACTCAAGAAGCTTTGCAGGGACATTGGTAAGCAACTCCACGATAACGAAGACAATCAGTCTTATAGTTATTAGCTTTCTTCTTCTGATTAATGAGATAACGAGAAACGATGTTAGACATAATTCATACAAGGTAAAACTGACTCCCGTTCCATAGTCAGCCGGTATGCGTCCCGAGGGATGAACGTACGAATTACTTGTTTTTCCAGGTGTTCCAGGTCTTATCTGTAGATCCATAGAGACCACAGAACTTACACTGCTCTACTGCATTAATAGGGTAACGAGCATTGACTGGTACATCACTACCACAATTTTTACACTTAACTATTTTGATTGCATCAAGAATAAAATCTTCCATCATGTGATCATCTTAGTGTTGTCATTGGGTTCTTCTTGTGCTTCAGAAGCGAAGGAAGTATCTTTACGAGACATTTCTTTCTTCTTACTCCATTCATCATGAACATCAAGACACCATTGCTTTAGTTCTTGTGCTTTAGTAGTGAACTTAGCTACTCCCATTACTCTCCATGCATCCTTTGGGTCTTGTCTAAGAACAGAGGATTGCTTGTAGTTAACGAGGAAGTAGTTAGGACCTTCTCTCATGACATGGTATTGGACGAATAGACCATTACCATTATCTGGATAATCAATTGGTTTCATAAGGTGGAGTAAGAGTTGATAAGATTGTCCAATCACGAGGACAATAAAGATCAACAAGTAGATAGAACAAGTTAGTGGATGTATTGTCTTTTGGGCTTTAGCCCGTTCTTACAGAATATCCGTTCGCTACGCTCACCTGGATATTAAATAAGAGAGGAGAAGTCATGTTAATGACTTGTCTCCTCTCACAGGCGGAGGTCCACCCTTCCTCCTCCTGTATAGATCCCTGACCGGTCCTAAACCCAGGTGTGGACTGACTTGTTGTCTTTTAGTCCACGAGCCTTTTTTCTTAGGTTTAGAGGCATATTTAGGACCATATGAGAAGCAGCAGCTTCAGGGTCATCAATCCATGCATCCATCATGTCATTCCAGTCTTCTTGTTTCTGGAGGATCATCTGTTGGTTAGCAGAGATTGCCATAGCATCTGTGTAATACTTAACAGCTTGTGCGAGAGCATCAATGCGGTCATCATGTCTGACTGCACCTTTTTCTCGACACATACGGCTCATTTGATAAAAGAGCATGTAAAGGAGCCGCTCTTCAGGTGGCGCGTCTGGGTTGGACCTAAAATCGGACTGAATAACACTATGGTCAACAATAAGCCGATGCTGGTTAAGAACAGGCTCCAAGGCATCAATAATCCTGTCTTCTTTTCTGACATTGGCACGTACCTCTTCGATATCTATGTTTTGTTTAGTTTGAACAAGGTGTTTACGAAATAGTTCAGCGACAATGCCATCACCAAAGTTAGTTTCAATTAATAGTTTTGATACATTGTATTTTTTACACTTTCGAAGGATGCTGAGCAGAGTATGGTCGGAGTAACCGTCGCGAGTAGCAAAGACTTCGTGTAAGTAAAGGAAACCATTTCTTTGTGAGACAAAGCAAGCTGCCGTTTCATCTGTGCCTCGACCCGACGGATCGACGCTGCAGATTGTTTCGGAGTAAAGATCCCATGTACCTTGGAGCTGCATTGGAGAATAGAAATAATCTCCAGGTAGTCCCACAGTTGGGAGGTCTTTGATAACATTAGTCGGGTCTGAGCACCAGATAACGGATTCTGGAGCAGTAGTAGGGTTAACGCTAGTGACAATGAGGTCACTATTTTTAAGAGGGAATTTTTCAGCATCACTAAGACTGGTGTCTAACATGAACTGCAGCATGAAGTTGCTGCGACCCATAGATGCTTCGCGTTCTAAAAGATCGGTAGAATCAAATCGATCTGGGTCTGTGGGTTCCCAGGCAAGAGGATTTGTTCCTTTTGCGTCTCCCAATGACACTTCGGATCGCGAAGTTTGATCTTGGTTTTGGTCACTATTTTGTTGTCTTTGACGCGCGTTTTCGAGATCGTCTTGGAGCTGCGGGGCAAGCAAACCCTCGTACTTCGATACGTCTCTTGGATAACGGGCGGACCATACGAACGGTTTATAATTACGCTCGGCGAGTTTGCGATATATAGTGAAGGTGGTTTGAGGAGTACCAAGGAAAAGAATTCTAGAATCATGTTTAGGAGTAAGGATAGATTCGCTTTCTGTAACTAGCTGTAGAAGTTTTTCCCGCATGAGTTCGGTCATGCTGTTGGAGGGAACTTCGATGTCATCTAGAACCATCAGGTCTGCACGCGACCCAGTAAGTTGACCAGTGATACCCACACTTTTGACAGACGGAGCTTGGTGCGGTGAGCAATTAACATCAAACGAGATTCGAGACCAGCGGGCGTCATCAGATTTAGGACGCAAGTGGTTAAGCCACGGAGTTTCAATTATCAGTTTTTGTAGAAAGATTGACATGTTGTCGGCACGTTCTTTAGATGCCGAGATGATCATTATCTTTTTTTCAGCGTTATTAAAAAGCGTCCACAGAACAAAGGCTCCAGTAATCCAGCTTTTTCCCACTCCACGGAAAGCTTGTATCTGAAGACGCTTAGGTCCATGCTGAAGATAGTCTGCGATTGCGTATTGTGCACGAGTAGGGTGAGGTAGGTCTAATTGACTCCAGAGAGCCTGTAGAAACAGCTTAAAATCGTTCTTAAGTAGATCTATCTTATTCATAATTTAAACAGCCTTGTAGAGGCTTCTGGGTGGGTTACATGAGGCTTTATCTGACTAAATAGGATCCTGCAAGAGCAGCAGCAGTACCAGCAGTTCTAAGAATGATTTGACCGGCTGTGAAAACAGGAGCCAAGTCAATTGGGTTCTTAAATTGTGGATCTAGTTGGCTAGTCATGTCTATAAGGTCTTCGACTAAATTACCGTTACCATTGCCATTGCCATTGCCATTGCCATTGGAAGGCGTAGTGCCGTTACCGTTACCATTACCATTACCGTTACCATTTCCATTGCCATTACCGTTTGTCTGATAGCTGTACTGCTGTACAAGCGGTGGGACATACTTTGGTGAAGGCGGGGTGACATAAGGAGTCCGTTCTTGACCAACAAAACCACCCAGTGGTGGCGACTTCCACTGTGCTTGTCCTGCAGTAACTTGAATGCCAGTGTTTGCTTGTGTGCCAGGGAACTGAGTTTGCCGTATAGATAGGTCTTCGCCAACAACAATAAGGTCAGGCCTTCTAGCAGATGGAGACTGGCCTAGTGATTCGCGGCTACCAAGGTATGATTGCAAATCTTGAGATTGTTGATTTTTAATAATGTTGTCTTCAGGTGAAAGAGGCTGCAAGTTTCCAGGTTCATCACCAAAGTAGTAACCTGCATCGCGAAGCCGTTGCAACGCTGCTTGAACATCTCCACCAGCACGCTCAAGCCTTTCAAGCTGTTCACCAATAAAAGCAATCTCATTAAAATGGTCAACTTGCTGACCACCTGCTTTAGTTTCGTCTTTTATACGCCTTGATTCCGCAGAATCAGCAGGGGACAGTTTGCCAGTTTGAATACGCCTACGTTTTTCGCGTTGCGCATTGCGTGCATCGTGAGCTGTGCGGTTGCGCTGCTTAATACCACCTTTACCATCAGAAGTAATAAATATTCTCTGGCCGTTTTTAAGGGGGTATCCTATACGGCCAATAATTTGTTGAGGGGTAATGCCTGGTTTAACAAGCTTGAGGTTTTTAGCCGCTTTTTTGTAATTAGCCCAACTCAATTCAGTGGGTCGTATAGCCATAAAAAAAGCGCCCCTTGCGGAGCGCGGAATAAGTTATTCGTTAGTGGACAAGTTATTTACTAGAACAACCTGTAGTCGTCTTTACGCCTAACAGTGCGGCCACGACGATTAACACGCCGCTTCTTAGGCTGTGATTTCAGCTTGGGATTGCTAGGAAGAGATTCACCTCTAGTACCGCTGGAAGAACGGAAGAAGTTCGACTTAGCTTTCTCCTTATTAGCAATAGAGCCTTTACTAGAAGAGCTATAGAAACGATCTGTTTGTGCTTTAGTAGGCTTAGGCTTATTAGCTGCAGGCTTCTTAGGAGCAGCAGGCTTCTTAGGAGCAGCAGGCTTTTTCTTTTTCATAGTTTCACCGTAAGCAGCAGCATCAGCTACGGGTCCTACATTTTTTCCACCTTTAAGAGTCTTACGCGCTGCAACAGCTGCACGGTGTTCTTTGAGGGTTTTGTAGCGTTTAACAAAGAGTTTGTCCTTCTTTTTATCAGCCATTTGTATGATTTAAAATTAATTGTTCTCTTAATGGGTTATCAAAGCGAGTTATAAAGTCTCGCCAGTATTCTGTTCCTTTTTCCTGATTACACTTAAAACAGGCACATACGCTGTTTGATGTGGTTGTCTCGCCACCCAAAGACTTAGGATGAACGTGATCAATAGTAAGATCTGATGTGTCATGAGTTTTACCACAATAAATACAAGTGTTGTCAAAATGTTCTTTAATAGCGCGCCTCCATAGGCGCTTGGCTTCTGGTGACGTCATTGCTATTAAATTAAATAAATAGTTATCAGGATGTTGGAACAAAGGAGTCATTACTTACGCTTACACTTAAGTTTTCCACGATTTCTCGCTCGGTTGTTGGAAGCTTTTTCTAGACGGGTGCCGCCACCTTCACAGTGACTAACATCTTTACCGTCTCCTTTTTTTCCTACCTTTCGATTAATCCGGTTAAGTTGAACACGTTTTGAAACCTCTGTTTTCTGGTACCTGGATTGTTGCTTTAACCTGCGCTTTCTAGCAGCGGGGTTCTTTTTATAATATTCAGCGGTACGACTTGCCATACAGCCTCTTCTGTACCATTTCAGGGTCAATCTCTGGCATGATGTTTGCCAGCTTATCTAGAGGGTTACCGTCATAAGCAACACCACTGATGTCATTAGTTTTTAGCCAGTCACAAGCTGCTTTTAAATCTTGAGTAGAAGCCTCACCCGACTTGATTCGGGCGAGGAATTCTTTAGTTACTAGATTATGTAGCTCGTTAAACTGATCTTCAGTCGCCTTCTTTTTCAACACCTAGCTCCCGTCGAATCAGATCGACCGCATAGTCGTCAACCTCATTGTCAGTACGCTCAGCGTATGCAGCCAATAGGTCAACAACAAGTTCTTTTACAGCTTCAGATTGTAGAAAAGCAAAAACAATAGGACGAATTAGTTTAATCATTTGTTTTAGTGATAGTTGCAGTTGACAAGCGATCCAGTTTGTTTTCAATACGGACCATATGTGTTTCCACTCGATCTAGCGCAGATGAAAAATCAGATTTGGTGAGATACTCCTCAGCAACTCTTAATTCAAACTTATCTACTCTACGGTCTAACTCATGAACGCGGGAGTGGAACCGCGTCATAAGTACTGAAAAACCTGTAGCCAAAGCAACTCCTACTGGAATTACTACTTCAAACATTTATCAGTCCCAGGGAGTGCCAGAAACTACTGGTGGAGCAACTTGCTCAGCAAGTCGCACCTCAAGCTCAGTTTCAATTTTTTCAACTTCTTCTTCACCCAAGGCTGATTTAACCCATCCTACAGCGATTTCTTCTGTAATCTCATCATAAGGAACAGTAAGCTCTGAGTCTGGAGGAAGCGAAACAGACCCATAAATATTTTCAGATAACTGTTCATTAATAGCAATAGCAACATAGTGGACAGTGAGGACAAACCCATCTGCGGTCCGACTATCCATAGCCGGAATAGACCAAGTAATAGACATGATTTTTTATAAAAAATAAGAATTAATTACTGAAACTCGTTAGCTGTATTGTTAAACTTTCCTTGCCCAGTGCCAATTTGATTGAAGACTGGGTTGGAGTTGCCGCCAAAACCACTGCCAAGATTACCAGTAAATATAACGTTAACAGAGCCACTTTCACAAGAAAGAGCGCGGTAGGTAGATGAACCATTACCATTAAAGATATTACCTACAATGCTTACATTATCAGGGTTACCGGTACTACCACCTGTTCTAATACAACCGGCACTAGGCATTTGAGCGGTAATATAATTTCCAGTAAATGAACAGTTATCTACGCCAATTTTAATTAAGTAATCGGTTAGATTTTGAGTGCCATTACGACCACCTCGTAAATCACAGCCTACAACTCGGTGAGGACCACCATCGCTGCTATTAATGTAGGATTCTTTCTGGCATTCAATATGCATACCACTAATAAAGGTAGCGTGAGAAGCAGCCAGATGGATACCTACCTTGCAAACAATTTCACCTTGAGTCATATAAATGCTTTCGATGTTTTGACCACCGCCAGCTTTTGTTGCATGTAGACCTTGATAATACCTTTGTAGGTAAATGTTATTACCAGTAAAAGCACGAATTACAGCGTGACCAGATATATTATTTTGAATGTAGATGCCAATAGTACTGGAATCATTTTCTGCATTAGCATTAAACGTAGAAATATTTAAATTATCAGCAACAATACCGCCAATGTTAACAGTTGAAAGCCCGTATCTAAAGTAAGCCTGAGTTGCATCAGTAGTTATTTCACTAACAATGTGAACGTCATTTAGTTCTAGATAGTTAGTACCGCCAATGACTGTAGCCGGACCAGTGTATGCAATTCTGATACCAGCAGCATGTATTCTATTTGCAACAGCCTTACAACTGAGAGCAATACTACTAAAGGACCATTTCTTAGCATTGTTATGACGGACGTTGGTCTCTAAATTGAACAGGTTCGAGTTGTTTGAGGATGCATCGAACATAATCCGAGATTGTTGACCGTCACCAACAACATTAAAAGCCGACGTGTGGTTTAAAGTACTGGTAATTCGATAAGTACCTTTAGGGAAGTAAACAGTACCACCACCATTAAGAGCATTCCTCACAGCAGTAGTGTCATCTGTTGTGCCGTTACCAACGGCTCCAAAATCTTTTACGTTGACATAACCAGAACTAGAAGAAACAACAGACCAAGTGGCATT